TCGCCTAGGTAATCTTTAGCCAAAGCATTTAGTTTATAAGTGTATCTATTCTCATCAATCAAGGCTCCAGCAACCATAGTATCAACTATTTCACCTTTTACATCAATTCCATAAGCTTTCAACCATCCAACATCATATTGAGCATTATGAAAAATTTTTCTGCAAGGTAAAGCGCAAACATCATTCATATATTTAAGAACTTGCTCTTTTATTAAATTACCACCACCAAAATGACCAAAAGGAAAATAACCTTGCCAACCTTCGGTAGCTACTGCAAATCCTATTATTTCTCCTTTTTTGGTAGCCCAACCTGCTCCTAAACCTTCATTGATTCCCTCATCTCTAGTTTCAAGATCAATGGCTATTTCTTCTACTCCAGACAGATCTTTATAATCGTTGGGCGCAGACCAAATATGTTTTTTAAAATTAAAGGTAAGTTGTAGGCTAGTCATTTTTACTTTTTATTATTGCTTGAGCTATTTGAAAGACGATTTGAGGAACTATTGAATTACCTAATGCTTTTATTCTACTGACTCTATCTCGCTGTAATTCGTAGGAAACCCCATTAGGAACTCCACAAAATTCACGTTTAGCCTCCCACCATGTGTGTTGCTCTTCAGCACCTCTCTTGGAAGACTCTTGTCCCGACTTGGTTTCCAGCTGGGTTTGTACCCCATATCTTTGTAATCCCTTGCCGTTGGAGTTGGAAACAGAATTGAATCGGCTAGTGCTGGACTCCCTCTTTTCTTTCGGTGTTCGCTCCCCTTGATGTTGTTTGGACCGATCCGTGAGTCCTGAGTCGTGGGTGTTGGGTACATCTTGGCTTCCTCCTGCACTTTTATTCTGAGAGCTTTGGGTATCGTTTTCCCTTGCTCCTTGTGTTTCTCTGCTCTCTTCTCCCAACTTTCCAGACTCTCTGAACAATTGTCCTTCGCTACTGGAGTTGGATACATCTGTTTCAATGTTTTTCCCCTCTCTCTCAAGCCTGCTTCTATCATCACTTCCTCTTCCAATACTTTCCCTCCCTTGCCATTGGGTCTGCTCCCTGCTCCTGTTCTGGGAGTTGGATACATCTTCATCTGTTCCTCTTTCTGCACTGCGTGTCGAAGAGCATAATGCAGATTGATCCCCTCTTTTTTCTTTTTCTCTGCTCTTTTCTCCCAATTCTCTATGTCCTCTGCCGGATTGGTCGCTCCATCGTTGGTGTTGGGAGTTGGATACATCTTCTTTCTCTCTATTTGGGCTACTTTTGTCACTAGAGTTATCTGACTGTTTGGGTTTTCCCTGATGTGTTTCTCCGATCTTGGTCCTCTCATTCCATCCCAAGCATTGGGAGTTGGATACATTGCCATTGTCTGTGGATCTACTTGTTCTCTTAGATTGGGTGGAAGAGTTCTTCCCTTCCTGTGACCCTGTTGCAGTTTGAGTGTTCCCTCTTTGCTCCTGGGTGGTAGATGGTCCATTGTGTTGGGAGTCGCATACATGTGATTCCCCCAACTCCCTTTGTCCCGATTCACCATACTTGGAGATACTTGATTTGCCTTTGCTGTTGGGGTATGTATCAAACCAGTTGTTTTCGTTGAAAGCGATTCCCCAGATCCTTTTTCTTTGGTGCCATGCACCGACACCGCTAGCTGGAATAACAAAACATCTGCTTTGGAAACCTTCTTTTTCCAAGTCATCTTGCACCTGTCGGAGTACCAAGCCGTTTTCGATGTTAATAATTCCTTGCACATTCTCCCAAACCACCCAGCTTGGTTTGACTTCGGTAATAACTCGAAACATTTCTGGCCAGAGATAGCGATCATCTCCTGTGCCTCTTCTTTTTCCTGCAACGGAGAAACTTTGACAAGGGAATCCTCCAGCAACGACATCTGCTTTAATTTCTTTTCCATTTATACTCCTTACATCTTCATATATTTTAACATTTGGAAAGTTTTTTTTCAAAACTTTTTGACAAAACTTATTATTTTCACAAAAAGCAACTGTTTCAAAATGACCAGTAGATTCAAAGGCATAACTAAAACCACCAATACCAGAAAATAGATCCAATACACTAAGCGCCATAATCTCTATCTATTATCATTTCTATATAATGTTTAGCTTTTTCTAAATCCTGTTTACCACCTTTCCCTTGATGCCTACATATATATTTTATTACATTACCTTCAGCAAAAAGAATTTTATTTTCATTAATAAACTGAGAAGGTTGTATTTTAAAATTTCTATAATATTGACCACCTTTATTCCATAAATCAGATTCTTTATTTTTTGTAATAGTCATTTTCAATCTCTTTTAGTAAATCTATGTAAGTCAATTCATCTTTATCTTCTAAGAATTCAGTGGTCAAAACATACCTATCACCATCATAATTCAAAACCATATGTTCTTTTTGATTGTTAAATAAAAACCTAGCGCCTGGATAATACTGTAATTCAATTAAACCGTGATTAACCTCTTTTGCCCCTCTAAAGAAAGTAAAAGAAGTATTGGGTGTTTGGATTATACTATTAATACATACACCTCTTGTAGAATCTGCATGCCAATTGTACATTGTCTTATGTTCCATTTTTAAAACTCCGGTTTTAAAGGGATGTCTTTCATATAACCACTTATAAAAATGATCTTTCATCATAATATCATTATCAATTAAGCAAGCAGTAAAATTAAAATATTCAACCCATTTCGTTTCTGGATCCCATATTTTATTATATACGGCACCATCGTGATAAGGGTGTAGTTTTAAATCTTCAAAATAAGGACTCATTTGCTCTCCTGTAGATATACCAAATAGTCTGAACCTATAGGGTAATTATATTTATAATCAGTTGAAAGAATATGTAAAGAATCTTTTGCTCTAGTAACCCCTGTATAATAAACTCTTTTTTCATCTGATTTCTCGTCTTTGTTCTTCTTAGTAAAAGAAGCAGGCCAATTTGTTTTAGAATATATAAGAACGTTGTTTGCCTCGCCGCCTTTAACAGAATGAATTGTATCAATTATAATTTGAGGGTCTTGATTAAGAGTTTGTTGACCATATCTTTTTAGCAATCTTATAAAATAAATTATCTGTTTAGGTTGGAAATTTCTTTTTAATATCTTCCACCAAGGTTGTTTTTCTTGATCATCATCAAGAGCTAAACCAGCCCATTCTTTTAAATCCTTAAAATTAAAAAACTGAGTTTCTGAAATATTTTGCCAAAATTTAGGGGTTCTAAAATCCATATCAACTAATTCTCTTATGTATTTATACATATTTTCTGCTTGATCCCTAGTGATTTTTTTATTTTTTGTTATTCTAGTCCAAGATTTTATAGCATCCCATTGCTTTTGATCAAAGGATTTATTATTACGATTATCTGAATAATACAGTCCCGCATCCTTAGCGCACATTCTTAATTCATTAACAGTTGAACGCACTCTACCAAGAATATACCAAGTTCCCGTCAGTTTACCAAAAGGAACCTCATTAAAATTTAGATACCTTTTTACAAAACCATTTTTGTCTAAATGGTTATAATCTTTTTCTACACTATCTAATATACCTCTTCTAATTATTTGTGAAAAGTGGTGTATAGACTTCCCAAAACGCCTAGTTTTTCTAAGTATAACTTGTCTTCCAGGAAAGTAAGTCGTAAAATATTTTGGGTCTGCACCATTCCATTTATAAATACCTTGGTCATCGTCACCAGCTAGATAAACCCTTTTAACCTTATCTGTCATTTTATAAATAACAGACCATTGCAGTGGAGTAAAATCTTGAGCTTCATCAAGAATTAAGACTTCAAGTGGGGGAAACTCAACCTCATCAATGGCTCTTTCTATCATATCAGTAAAATCAATAAAAGAATCTTTTTTATAGTGCTCATAAGTGTCTATTTTTCTTAAAAAAATATCAAGGTTATCTTTTTTATAAGATTCCTTTTTGTAAATTAAACGTGGATCTTGCATCATATTTCTAGCCTTATCATAAATTCCTAAAGACCAATCTTTATAAGTAAAACCATCATCCGTTAGTCTTTTATCAGATGTTTTAATTATTTTAGCTTGTAAAGCATAGTCCAACATACAATCTTTAGGGTCAAAAACTTCTTCTTCAAAATATCTCCTACAATATTTATGCAACGTTTTAAATCTTTCGAAATCATCTTCTGTGTATTTAGTAAAATTAGCTAAAGCTCTATCTCTAGCTGTGTTCACGGCTTTATTTGTAAATGAGATAAAAGCAATGTCTTTAGGGTGTACCCCTTTATTAAGATAACCTTTTAAGACTCTTTCTATTAAAGTATATGTTTTTCCTGTACCTGGAGGACCAAATATTTTAATCGTCTTTTTGTGTAGGTTCTTTTGTTTTTGGATCCCTGAATTTATCATGATACTCCTCATCCATTTCGCTTATTTCGTTTTTCTTTAGGTTTTTCTTAATTACTTGATGATTTACAAACTCAGGCATATCAACATACCATACATTTTTTTCACCCTCTTTATAATCCATTCTTTTACAACTCAACATCCTTAAAGCATCTGCGGTAGTGTGAAAGGTTCGTGAGGCGTGTTTCTTGAGAAAACGGTCAAGAGTCAACTTCTTAAAATAACATACATTGGATTTAGAATCCAACACCACATAACCATCTTTTAATTTATCAAATTTATCTTGCTCAATATGTGATTCAAAAAAATCTTTTAACACCATATAGCGCTCTTCTTCAACAGTATCTTTATAAGAGTGATCTGTAGATTCTATAGCTTTTTCAACTATACTTTTCATTAACAATTCAAATGGATCAGGACCTTTTCTTTGTTTAGGTAAGGTTAGCCAATAAACTCTATGTCTAAGTAATCTAACTCTAAAAGATTTTTCATCTTTCATATCTTCTGGAGTAATAGTGATTCTACGGCCTTTAAAATCAAATTCATACCACACACTTTTAGTATCTTGAATGTAGTTAATGTTTTCAAAAGCTTCAACAATCTCCGGCACAGCCTCACCAATACCTAATCTTCTAGTCTTACATAATTCTTTATTACATATTTGGTTATACTCAGGGTGTTTTGGAGGGCACTGAAACTGATAACCTCCTTTATGTACAGATTTAGTTAATTGAGATACCTCTGATTGACCCAAAGGTTTTGAGAACACTTGTCTGTTTCTTTTTTGTGCCAAGTCCTCTAACTGTTGTACAGATAAAGTGCTGTTTTTTTTCATTTCTAAAACAAGAATATTGAATAAAAAATTATTTCTATTACTACCACTCCACCCTTCTTGTATTAGTTTTTGAACACAAGGTGGGTAGTGTTTCCATTCAGATTCTGCCTCATATTCTTGAACTTTAAAATTAAAAAAATCCTTAGGATAAATCATCATATCTTGCGCAAGTTGTAAAAAACGTCCAATCATTACAGGAGTGTTCTTTGCATCAAAAGCAAACTCCATAGAGGCATTCATATTGTGATAAGGCATATTTACAGCTTTATTACATGGGAATATTTCCTGCGCTAAAAAATACTGTTCATTTATTTCAGATAATTTTGCAACGACTTTTTTAACATCAGCCATTTCAGTAAAAAATATAAAAATGTGTAGACCACCCGATTTTGATTTTACAGGAACAAAAGGTAAAGAATATTTTCTGATAATCTCTACATACTTTTTCTCTGAGTAATCTTTATAATTATTAGGGTCAACGTCTATACATCCCCATTTACAAAGACCATCCACTTCTGGTTTTAGGCCTAATCTAATTTTACCTTCAAGATGTTGTTTCCATATATCCTCTGTAACAGATTCATGCACAGTGACATAATTGGCTTGTCTTTTTCCCCTCTCATCGTCCTCTCCCGTAAGAGAGGACTTGAGATAACGGGAGTCATCGCCTTGAAACAACGATAACAATTCCTTATGCATTTACTTAAAAAGGAACTTCTTCAGTAGTAGTTGACTTCTGTTTGTTCATATCTTCAGAAAAATCAACCTTACCAAATATGTCAGATTCTAAAGCACCTTTATAAAAGCCTTTAGTAGCCTCCAAAACTTTAAGGTCTGTTGGTTTATCTAAAAATCTATTAAATTCAACTAACCACCCATACCAACTGTTCTGAGAATTAGACTCTTTAGTTGTTGTAAGTTTATAAACACTTGCCCAAGATGGAGGACAGAAAAAACCATTCTTTCCTTTTATTCTACGAGATTGCATCATAGAATTCCAAAGTTTTGATTTTTTCTTTTGGGTAGATTTCATTGTAATTAATGCGGTTTCAATAGGTTGGAAATCTTTATCAAGTATATAGACAAAGTGATTGCCTGTATCTTCAATATAATTACCATTTTCTAATCTATCTTTACCATCATCACCTCTGTTAGTTTTGTTCATAACAGCTGGGTTCGTATGAATCATAACAGGACGACCTGGACTATCCCCACGATCTCTCCATTCATTAAAGGTGTTGATATATAGACAAGGTACCACGTACACACCATCTTTACCTTTATATAAAGAACCTGTGATCTCGTTGTAAATATCACCTTGTCGTGCTTTTTCATTAAATTTACCATCGCTATCATCCAATACAGGAGAGTTAGCGTATAGTATTTTAAGGATAGGAAGTTTAGTATCACGGGCTGTGATATTTTCTGTTCCTTGTCCTGCAAATTCTTCCAGATTAGAAAGAGATGGAAGACTCTCTTTTTTTGCTGCTACTTCGTTCATGTTTACTCCTTGTTTTTTATCGTAGTCTTGTTTGCAATATATACCCCAAAAAGATCCATAGGCACCTGTTGTCCATTTTGGATTTGTTCTCTAACAAATGCCTTCAATGTCATAGGTTCCACTTTTTGTCTTTGAGATACATTATGTCCTTTACTCTTTAAATCTTCAATAAGAGCCGTAGCCACATTATCTTCAGATTTTGAAAAAAGTAAAGAGACGGTGTTTTTTATTAAGTCACCATATCCATTTTCTCTGAGCCAGCTAAAGGCATCATCGGTTTTGGATGCTGGTATCTTGGCGGCATAAAAAGGTTTTACTTCAACGGTTGACCCGTCTCTAAGTTTTAACATTGTTATGCCACTTTTTTGCATTAAATTAGGTATAAATTGCTCAGATAAACCTTGCTCAGTTTCTTTTAGCGTTTTTAAATGCTCTTCACACTTTGCAATTTTTTCCTGAGTAGCTAATAACCTATTACAAGCATCAGCAATATCAGTTGTCATGCTTGTATCAACCTTAATGTTGGCCGATTCTTTTTCGAGGTCCATAGACTCTCCTTTCTTATATTAAATAATTTTTAAAACTTTTTTGTTGTCAAGTCAAGAAAAAAAGTTAGGATATATTACATATTAATATGACGAAAGCTTCTTTTAACTACAAAACAAAGCCTTTTGAGCACCAAAGACAAGCTCTTATAAAAGGTGCAGATCGTAATAATTTTGCATATTTTATGGAGATGGGTACTGGAAAAACTAAAGTAGCCATAGATAATATGGCTTATTTATTCCAAAAAAATGAAATTAATGTAGTAATTGTGGTGGCTCCAAATTCAGTTTATAGAAATTGGGTTAATGAAATAAACACACATTGTTCTGTTGACACAACCATTGGAATTCATAAGGTAAACAAAAAATTTGAATACAAAGAAGGTAAATTAAACTTTTTTTTAATAAATGTAGAAGCATTTTCTCATTCATCTGGTGTAAAACTTTTATCAAAAGTTGTTGAAAAACATTATGAAAAATTAGGTGTAATTGTTGATGAGGCTACTACTATAAAGAATAGATCAGCCAAACGAACAAAAAATATATGCAAGTTATTCCAAAAATCAACTTACAAACGTATTTTAACAGGCTCTCCAATTACTAAATCTCCTTTAGATCTTTATAGCCAATGTGAGTTCCTAAGTCCAGCAATTTTAGGTTTTACTAATTATTATGTTTTTAGAGCTCGTTATTCAGTAATGAGGCAGATCCAAGTTGGGGGAAATAAAAATTTAATGATACCTCTTTATTATCAGAATTTAGATGAGCTTGAAGAGAAAATAAAAACTTTTTCGTTTAGGGTAAGGAAAAAAGAATGTCTAGACCTTCCTGATAAAATTTATGAAAAAAGGGACATTACCTTAACACAACCACAACAAAAAGCATATGGCGATTTAAAAGAGTATTGTAGAGCTATAATTGAAGATGATATGGCTTCGTACAACAATAAATTAACGGAAATTATAAAATTACAACAAGTTTGTAATGGTTTTATTAAAACGGATGATGGCGAAACCAAGATTTTTTCTAATGCTAAATTGACTGAATTAATGAATATACTTGAAGAAATTGAGGGTAAGGTCATAATTTGGGCTAATTTTGTTCATAACATAGAAGAGATAACTGAAGCTTTAAAAAATAAATACGGTCCAACGTCTGTCGTACAAGTGTATGGAGCTGTGTCAGTTGAGGCTAGGAGTTCTGCTGTAGTTAATTTTCAAAAAAACGATAAGGTTAGGTTTTTTGTGGGAAACCCTAGTACAGGAGGATACGGCCTTAATTTAACTGCAGCAAACACAGTGATTTATTTTAGTAATTCTTTTAATCTTGAAGTAAGACAACAATCAGAAGATAGAGCGCATAGAATTGGTCAACAAAAAAGTGTCACCTACATTGATCTAGTAGCAAAAAAGACGATTGATGAATTTGTTTTAAAAAGTTTGAATAACAAACTTAAATTAAGTGCAAAAACTTTAGGTGAAGAAGCTTTAAAATTTTTATAAGACCTTTTTACATAATATTAATTTAGGCCTTAGATTATTGTAGTCCCAAACTCTTTTGCCTGTAAATTTTTCTTCTTTTGTTCCAGCAACTCTTTTACAAGTAAAACCTTTTGTTGTTCCAACATGAACCCATTTATTTTTTAAATAGAGTTCTCCTTTTCTAGGTAATTCTACTAAAGTTTCAAAACCCATAACCTTATCACCATATTTTTTTTCCCAATCATCTATTATTTTTTCTGTGAATTTTTTTAAGACTTCTGTTGTAAAATTTCTTAATGGGTATTGGTTGTTAACCTTTGATATATTATAAAATATATTATTTACAATCGTGTTTAGTTTTTTTAATTCCATCTTTTTTGCTGCTCCTTTTATGTTAAAAAAAACATCTCTAGGCATTAAACCTAAAACAGCAGAACCACCAACAATATGCCCATAATAATTGTCATCATAAGTAATTGCATAACAAATATTTCTCCCTACAAATCCTTTAGGTTGCGAATAATGGTTCTTCATTAACTCTAAAAGATTAGAGTTAGTTCTTTTTGTGATGCTTAGCTTTATTAAATTTTTCAACTCTCTTAAACCATTTTTCTTCATACTCTGATAACAATTCTTCATTGACCAAAAAACCCTGATACAATAAATCTTTTGTACAAACACAAATTAGGCCTTGTTTAATATCACCAAAGTTTTTTTTGTGAGCTAATGCATAGGCCGCAATTTGATAATAATAATCTTCAATCCACTCTTCTCGTTTTGGTTTATTTGATTGTTTAAAATCAATAATTGTTGGCTTGTCTTTATATACACCAACTAGATCAGAAGAACCAGCCCATAGATTTTCATAATTTAAACTTACTTCAGTACCATATACCTGACTAAATTGATTAAGATTATCAATTATCGTATGCGCCATCATCCTAGGTAGTGTTCCTTTTTCAGATAAGTTAATATAACCAACGCCATTTAAATATTGTTCTAATACATAATGCATTTCAGTACCTCGTGATGAAGCCTGGGCCGTGATTCGTGCAGCTTCTTGGTAGCCTACTCTTTCTCGCCACCTGTCTAAAGATTTCTTTTTTTCAGGGCTCTGGGTACCTGATAAGATAGTCGTAACGGAGGGAACTTTATTATCGCCTACATTATAGGTTCGTCCCGTTTCTTCGTCATTCCTAGTATAAGATTTGTACTGATATTTTTTATTTATTTTAAAGCCAGAAACTTCAAAAGATTTATCTTTTCTTATAAGGTGCATAATATTTTCTATAATCCTTTGGAATGAATACAGGTCGCTGTCCCATAGGTTCAGAATGTGTATAAATTAAATTTCCTTTTTCATTTACTAAATAATTTTTGTCATCTAAATATTCTGTCATAGAAAACATACTACAATATAATTTATTTTTTTAAAAGTTGTTTTTGCTTATTTTAGGGAGGTAATAAACCTCATTAGGGGTCTTGAAATTGCACTGACGGGGCTTATTTTGGCTCGTTTTTTTGCCATTTTTAGCGCATAAACAGGTATTTTAATGTTTGACACACCAATCATTTATTTAGTCAACATAACCCAATTAACAACAAAAATAGCAATAACTGCAAGTACACCTAATGCAATTCCTCCATAAGTTAAGTACTGCATTAACTCGGCGCGCTCTCTTATTTTTTTTTCTTTAGCAAGTTGTCTATCTTTACGACATTTTGCTCGGATGGCAACAAAATCATTCCACATATTTATGTTACCATATAACATAAAAACAGATCTTAACTCTTCTTCCATATCATGAACTTTTTTTAATTTAAAAAATGTATCCAAAGCTTCTTCGTTTGGAGAAGAAAACCATCTTGATTTTTCTTTTTTGTGTTCTTCCTCAACCGCCGTCATCTGATGCACAAATTTCATAATGTGATGAGAGAGATCGGTTAGTTGTTTACCAACTTCCACACCACCTTTTATAGCAGTAAAAGCAGAAGTAGCTAGTGTTATCGGATCCATGTGACAAGTCCTACGACAGTTATGATTATGGTAAGCATACCACTTAGCATCCAAAATAACAACTTATCCACCTTTGCACCTAACTTGTCAATATCTGCGTGCATATGAGTTAAATGATTTTCTTTAATTGCCGTAACTTCTTTTTGAACACCTTTAATATGCCCATACAAAGAAATTATGTGTTCTTTTGTTGTTCTAGGCTCAGGCATCTTGGTTTCCTCGTTGTGCAATCATTTGACCTGAAGGATCGTTAGGAAACAAACCTGCATATTGTTGTGCTCTATCTTGTGGTAAAGAAGATATTCCAGCTGGTTGAGGTTGTTCAATAGGAGGAGGTGGCACAGAAGCGGGGTCCGTAAGTTGTGGTGCTTGTTCCATAGCGAACATATCTACCAATGGAGATGGTGCTGCAGACTGATCGTCAATATCTATTTTTTTTGTTCTTTTAATATCCTTTTGTCTGACATCCTCAAGGTCAGGTGTAACATCAAATTGTTGCATCGCTGGAATAGACCCAAACAAAGTTTTAACAATTGCTTTTCCCTTTTCTGTCTGTAAAAAACTTGGAGGTTTATCTGCAAGTTTAATTAGTTGACTTAATTCTTCTGGGTTTTGAATTATCTGTGCCATTTTTTTATTAAGCATATTCTCACTTATTTTGATACCCGCTGTCATCGTTCTGCCTGCTACTGTAAACATACCTACTTTTGCTCTTATTAAATCTCTTAAAGCAGAACGAAACCTTTCTGGAGGAGCATCTTTTGTTGTTCTACCAAGGATAGATAGAACCTTATTAAAATCATTTAAATCATCAAGGTATTTTTTATCATCAGCAAAAACTATTTTAAGGTTTTCTTTGTTCTCTGCTAAAAATTTATTAAATTTTTTTGCATCAAAAGTAAAATCCATTGGATCAGTTGATTGAAGCATCAACCTTTGACTAACCAATGTTTTAAATTCATTTTTTGTTATTTCGTCATCTTTAATAATATTCATAAGTTCTTTTAATTTTGTGGGTCTTGCACCACCAAACTGACTTGGAGAAAAAGCAAAATCATAAATTTCTTCTGGGTCCCTATTTTCTATTTGCCCCGCAGTCGTTTTACTTAATTTTTTGCTTATTTCGTTATTTTGTTTATTAATAGCATCAACTTTTTTTTGTAAATTACCAACATTAGTAATTTCTTTATAGCCATCCTTTCCAAAAAATTTTTCTAAACCATATTTGTGATCTTGAATAAATTTTCTGTGTGCTCCTAAATTAATTTTACCCAAATTTTGTGGGTCAACTTTTGACATATAGTATTCTAATATATTATTTTTATATAAATCCATTTTTTCAGAATCAGTTTTTAAAACATCAAAAACATCATCTATTCTTGACTGTTGTGTTTTGCCTGTTTTAAATGTTGTAAGAAAAATATCTTCATCTCCAATATTTAAACGTCCTCCATTTTTTTGCACCAACTGTCCAATAAATCTATTATAATCTTCATAAAAACTTTTAGCTTCATCATCAATTGTTCTATACATTTTTAACATTGGATCGTCTGGACCAAGACCGGCATCCATCTGTTTATTTATAGCCTTAATTAAACTATTAAGTTGTTGTTCGTCAGGTGTGTTTTCAGCAGTAAGTTTTTTTGCTTGCAAATTTCTTTTTAATCTAAGAAGATCAGATCTAGTGTTGTGCAAAGTTTGAAAACTAATTTGTTGTCCTTTTTTAGGCATATTAATCATACTTTTAATTGAAGGGTAATTTTTCATTAAAGTCTGTTTACCTCTAGCACTAATTGCTTTTAAAGCATCATCAATTACCTTATATGTTTGTGTGTCTGGGTCTAGAGGTAATTTTCTTAAAGCCATTCCTTCAGATTCATCTGTGCCTTTAAATAAGTTTTTATATTTTTTCTCTATATCTTTTCTTCGTAAATCTTGAAACTCAGTAATACCAGATTTTATAGACTGTCCTCCCTCTTTTTTTATGCCATTTGGAAACTGTAAAACAGCATCACTTAAATCATCTTCAGATTTTTGAAGAGCCTCAATTAAAGGTTTTCTTTCTGCACTGTTTAAAGCTTTGGCTTTATCTTGAAGTCGTTTTAAAACAATATCATAACCCTCAGCATTTTTACCTAATAGATTTTTGGACACAAAACCCTGACGAAATAACTCAAACAAATCTTTGACAGCAGCTGCATTATTTTTATTCATTTGATGAAATTCACCTTTTACTCCATATTTTGAATGTGTTTCAAAAGCATTAGCCCATGCCAATAATTCTGGGTCATTAGTTACTTGACCAAGGTTAAATTTTAACTGACTTTTTAATTTATTGTCTGCGATTCTTGCATTCATTTTATCTTTTAATTTTTTAGTATCGCCTATCTCTTTTTCAAAAACCGCTAAATCAGCATCTGAAATTTCTTTTTTGTCCATAAGTTTTTTATAAATATTTTTAATTGCGGAGGTCATGCCTGGTATTTTGAACAATGTTCCACTAACACCAGAAATAAGTCCTGTTGCATACGACTCACTAAGATAGTCATCAAAATCTTTTAAATTTGGGTTTATGTCAAAAAATTCGTGACCTACATACATTCTAGCCATATCACCAGCAGTAGCACCTATGGCTCCTCCACCTATTGATCCTACAGGTCCAACCATTGAACCACCAATTGTACCTAAAATTTCTCCAATAGACACTGCTAAATCACCTGTTAAAGAACTAAAATCACCTAAATCCAAACCAGGTTTGTTAACTAATTGAAAGCGACCTTGTCGAGGATTAAAAACTTCAAGTTGATTTGTATTTGGTCCCCGTCTAACCTCTACATCTTGACCAAAATATTTAGATGCCTCATTACGAATAGCTTGAGCAAGATTTTTTTCATCCATAGCTAAACTACCTACCGCTCTACTTTTTACAGTTGTGAAATCAGGGTCAGACCTAGCCACTCCTGTAATGTCCGCTATTTCACCATCTGAATAAGGTTGTTGAACTCTTTCTGTTTCTTGAGCTGAATACTGTCCAGAACCTAGAGTAGATTGCACTGAAAATTTTGGGGCATACTCTTCAACAAAATCTCTAAATCTCATAGGCAGATTTCTTTCTTCTTTAAGTTTTTTGAAAACATCAAATGCATGTTGCCCATCAGATTTTTCATTCACTATATCTGGATCTAAATTGGATTTATATTTTTGTAAATTAGCATCAGGTGAGTTAGGATTTACAACTCTTATAAATGAATAATAATTGGCAGGTGCTTCATTTTCATAATCTCTAAGTTTGTTTATATGTGTTAAATATTTTTCACTAACCTCTTCATCAGTGCTATCCTTGTATTTTGGATACTTTTCTCTTAATTCATCTACTGTAAATAATTCCATTTTTAATCCTAGTTAAATTCATCATCTAAGAGTGGTGGTTTTCCCATTCTTTTCACACCAGAAAAATCTTCTAAAGCTTTCATCATTTTTTGATATTGTTCACCTTTTAATTTATTTGGATCATTCTCGTAAAAACGTTTGTAATTTAATAAAGGTTGACGTAGAACTCTTCTACCTAAAGCGTCTAGACTTGATTTAAACTGTTCACTATCAATACCAGCATTTATTGATTTCATAGCCAATTCAATATCACTAACAGAGAAACGACCACCTTCTTCCCTTGATTTTGCTATCGCATAGGCTAATTCAATTACTTTTGTTTGTAATTCTGCTGATAATTTTTGTGTTTCTGTTTTAAAAATATCTGCAATGTCCATAAATCTCTCTGTATCCTCTTTTGATAATTTTTGATCTTTTGCAAACTGTTCAGGATTCTCTATGGCTTGTTTTACATTACTATAATTTTCATAACCATATTCATCATTATCTCTTGATATACCTACAAACTCACCTAGAGATTCTAATTTACCAGCTCCACGAGCTAATGCTCCTACAGAACCTGCTTTTACTTTTGTAAGATCTCTTTTAATTTCATAAATTAAATCAATAACTGGTTCTGCTCTGTTCATTTCATCACCTAATTTTGATTGATTTTTCATCTTTTCTCTAACTCCTTCTGATAGTAAAAGATTTTCTGCAATCTGAGTTCCTGTTAATTTTGCTGGTCCAAAAAGTCTATCTTCAGGTGCTCTTTCTAAATCTTTACGAAGGTCTGATTCTGTCACATGAAAAAATTCATTTTTTTTCAAACCACCATATTCTCTAAGTAGTTTTACGACTTTAATTTGATCTCCAGACTCTTTATCTATTGGCAAATATTTTTCATAATCACCAGCTAAAAAAGCTTTTGCAACTAAATGTTTTGGAACATTAAGATTTTTATAAGTCCCATCTTTTTGTCTTACCTTATAAGCTCCTATGGTTAAATTTGCTGTTTCGCCTTTTGGTGCGTACCTAGGTGATCCATCAGGGTTCATAGTGGTTTGAATTTGTGCTTCAGTTACAAATACTTTTTTGCCTGTCGTTGAATCAATAGCCTCTTTAGTTTTAGAAAATTTCACTTTTTGTGCATCAATCTCTGCTTCAGTTGCTTTTAAATCAGCAAGACTCATAGCACCCATACCTAAACCGCCTGCTAAATTAGCAAAGGGATCTCCCGGTTTTGCTAATGCCATAGCTAGTTGTGCCGCAAATATTCCTTTTTTTTCGCCATCACTAAATAAAGGCTCTGAAGCTGGCTTTGCAACTATCTTTTCACTTTCCTCTAATACTTTACCTTGTTGAGATAGTTTAACTAGTTCTTTTCGTACGTCTGGACTTAATCTCTCATCTTCTTTGGGACTTAATGACATAATTCCATCAGTAACCTTTTTTCTTCCTTCACCAATTGCTTCTACATTCTTTTTTATTCTTGTGGCTTCGTTACTTTCGTCAAAACCTTGTCTAAGAGCCTCAGTAATACCAGGTGCAGGTAATTCCCTTCTTTGTACATCTCTTACAGGGGCACTTGCATCAGGCATTAAATTAGCCACTTGCATATTTTGATTGGGATCTTGTTTTTGTGCAAACAAACCCGCAAAAGCTTTTACAGGTTTGTGTAGCTCCATATATCTTTTTTGAAATAAAGGTCTGAGTAAAGTCTTATCCATACTTTACCCCATTGGCTTTAAAAGTTGATAGGCAGCATAAGCACCTAAACCTGTTGATGCGGCTTTAGCTAACGGATCAACTCCAGGACTTGTCGTTTGAGTAACAGTAGATGCAGCTGTTGGTAAGGCTGTCATAATTCCTTTTTGAAATTCTATTCTTTGATAAGGTTCATAAGCACGAGCCACGTCAGTTTGTCGTTGTGCTGTCAAGGCTTGTTGCGCAAGTTGTTGTTGAACTGCTCCAGCTCTTGCCATTTCTTGTGATGCAGCTACACCACTTTGTATTTGTGCTTGACCTATACGACCAAATTCTGCTGCACCCCCTAAACCAGCAGCCATTTCTTGAGCTTGCTGATGTTGTGATGCTTTTAGAGCATCTCCATACCCTTGTCTTTGAGCCAAACCTATTTGTGATAAACGACCTCTTTCCATTTCAGCTTGAGCTACTCCTTCTCTTCCTCCTCCAAAGGCTCCCGCTTGAACGGCACTAGAGGCTAATTGGTTTTGACCTATTGCTGCTTGTCTATTAATTTCATCAAGAACATAAGATTGATAAGGATTCATAAAACGAGTTATGTCTGGTGTTGCCGCTGCTGCTTGTTGAGCCTGAGCAATGGAAGCTATACCTTGATCAAAAGCTCCTCGGCCTAATGTTGCTAACCCAGTGGCTTGACCAAATTGTTGTTGTTGTAATGGAGAAGGACCTGCAACTTGATAAGCTGGAACTGGAATAGGATATTGTGACAAATCTATTGCTTCATCATATAAAGCAAGTTTTCTAGCCTCAATTTCTGGTGCTTCTCTTGAGATTGTTGTTGTTTTTTCAGGTTGTGCCGCTGCTGCTTGACCACCCCCACTACTTCCTCCACCACCCATATAACCTTTAAGACCGGTTTTAGAATTTACTTTACCTAAACCACCAATGTTTTTTAATAATTGAGCCTCATAAGAATTAATATGAGCTAATTCTGTATCTTCAAACTCGCCTTTTTCAGCGATATCCTCATATAAAAGGTTATAAAGCCAAACCTTTAATTTTGCTGGTAATAATTTAAGTAGCCACTTCATAAAAACATCCTGTTTCTTTAAATTTTAAACTATTTTTCTTAATTGCTCTACCCCATCCTTTTCGTCCAATTATCTCTAAACCTTGACATTCTTTTTTCTTTGCATAATCAATAAAGAAATTTTCTATTTTACCAATGTTTTCAATTACTTTACTACCACCACAAAACAAAATAACCAGTATTTGTTTTGCTGGATAAAATAATTTTTGAACGACATAAACCGCACAGATGGCTTTATTAACTACAATTAAAAACATTTCCATATTTCCTTTTTTTAATAATTCGTAAGTTGTTTGCATAGTGTGTCTTCCATTGGATTGTATAACGGCTAACTCAACCCAATTTTTAACTTTATCCCAAAAAACATCTATACATTCAACATCAACTTTCTTTATTTGCATCACTTACAATATCATAAATTCTTTTAAGTTTGTCTTGTTGCCCATAAAAAAACTGAGCTCCTTTTTTTCGCATATCTTTAAAATCTTCAGGATTTGCACCTTCCATAATACCAGCACCCAAAATAGCATCGGCTCTAGATACAAACTCACCATCAGCTAATTGCGCTAACATTGTATCTTCATCTTTGTCCCCTACACCAGAACCATCTTCAACATAACCCTTTGCTCTTACATAGTTATTTGAATCTTTTTCGTTATGTTCTAATTTACTAGGTAAATAGTTAATACCGCCTTCTTTTAATTTAAGGGTTGCCAAACCACCTTCTCTAGCCACCATGACGGGTTGAAAATCAGGTCTATCGTATATATTTTCTGGAAGTTCTTCGTCATCATAAACAAAACGATCACTCATAGGTTGGGTTTTTTCTCTTTCTCTTCTATATATTTCACCTTCCATATCTGCAAATTCAAGTTGATCAATTCCTGTGTCATAAACTGGTTTTTGTTGTGAAGCCAAACTTAATAGTGTAGCCCCTCCACCTATTGTTGAAAGTGGGTTTTCTTCAATATAATCCAAAGCTTTAGTTCCAAAAGACTTTATACCACCCCCCACATCTAAAGCACCCCCTGATGCACTGGGTACATTAGGTATTACATCGGGTTTAATTATTTTACCACCTACATTTTGAAACATATTTGAAGTTCCTAAAGGCATACTTAGACCAGAACCACCTTGAGCAATAGGAACAAAAGCTCCTCCAGCCGGCCCTAAAATTGCACCACCTGTACCTGCCATACCACCTGCTCCTGCCGCAATGTTACCAAGAGTTCCACCTGTGGTTGAACCAGCAATAAATGGATTTGTTGATGCGGCTATTTTACTTAGTGCAGTAGCGGGCACAGTTCCCCCTGCCATTCCAGCTTGTGCTGCAGTGCTTCCTACAAGTGTGCCGGCTTTTGTTGCAGTTAATGCAGAAATACCACCCACACCCAATCCAGCAAGGCCACCTATCATTAAAGCTTTTTTGGTTGAAGCACCACTTAATTTAGCAATTCCAAACGCAGCTGTTCCTACAGCTAAACCAATAGCTAAAGGTCCCCAATATTGTTTAAGATTAGTTTTTTTATTATAAGTACCAGCTCCTCCCAAAGATAATAATAAACTTTGTTCGTAAGGTGTAAGATAAGCAAGTTCAGTATCCCCGTTAATACCTTCTTTTGCTATGTCTTTATATAAAAGATTGGTAAACCAAGTTTTGATGAACTTGGGGATTAACCCAATAATCCACTTAAACATAAAAAAACTCCTAAGTAATTACTTAGTACTTATTCTACTCTGATTTAGTGGGACTTTCAACACCATACGTAGTCATCTCGTCAAGTAATCTGCCTGTATATTGAAATTCACCAACATGAGTTATGTAATTCATAATATAACAATAAAGTTTTCCACCAATTTCAGTCCATAATCGGCAGAAAGCAAAGTCTTCACCCATATATCTTTTTGTTTCTGGATCATAATAAGTATCAAAAAAGTTATAAAAATGAGGCCTATCCATAAATTTACCATCAATAGTGGTCTTTTGTTTTATTTCAGTATTAGGATAAGATTTTATTAATTTAGAAAAAACATCTCTTTTTATTAACATACATCCTGTTGGACAATGGGTAGCTTCAATAACACCATCTTCTACATTAATTTCTTTATTATCATCTTTAATTAATAAAGGGTATTGATTTATATGGTGCTGGCATTGATCATTATTTTTTATTTGACCATTATTAATCTTGTCAACAAGAGTATCCCATTTTGCAGTTTTCATAGGATAAGGTTGAGAAATAATATCTTTATCTCTTTTTACCATTTCAAATATGCTCTCTGGTTCAAAAGCAATATCCGCATCTACAAATAATAAATGTGTAAAGTCCGTGTTTAAAAAATAACTAACACAAAGATTTCTTCCCTGAGTAACTAAAGAAGACTTCATTAATTGAAACATTACTCTTATTTTTCTTCGTATACATTCTTTCTGAAATTCAAGTAGTGTTTGCGTGTAATGCATAGATACATCACTATGAACAGGAGTAGCTACAAATATACTTAAAGGTCTTTCTTTTTTTAACCAAATAGGTTTATTTGGATTTTGCATCTAAAATACCTTGTAAGAAACTCGTCCATTCCATTCCTTTTTTACCCCAAGAATAAAATCTTTTAACAAAATCTTGTTGCATATCCAAATGACTTTGGATCACTGGTTCGTGGAGCGTGTCCCGGCATATCTTAATCGCTTCTGCAAATTGATGTGCCAAGTTTACATAATCACGATCATAGGTAACATAAGCAGGGAACTCGGCTCCCGTTTCATATAAAGCACCAAAATCAGTTACTACACAATATAAGCCAGCGCTCATACATTCTAATAAAGATATGCAAGATGTTTCTTCCCATATACTTGGATAAGCAAACATATGGTAATGTTCTAATTTCTCTAAAATAAAATTATTAGGCCTATAACCAATGTAATTGACATTAGGTAAAGCCCGTGCTTGATCATAAAGATCTAAATAATTCTCATCATTTTGTTCTTTAAACTCTTTTCCATATATTTCACAGCTACTATAGACATCTAATTCAATGTTTTCTTTTTCTAATAATTGCATTGCAGCCAATAACACATTTAAACCACGCCAGGGTGTTGGTTGAAAAACCAGCCTTAGTCTATCACCTTTTTTATATTCTTTTCTTTTTGTAAAATTAACTATGCCATTTTTTATAACATGACATTTGTTAGTAGGTATATCAAAATTATATCTAAATTTTTCATAATTCCAATGAGAGTTAAAAACATACCAATCGTATTTAGAATGGTTTTCTTTGTCCTTAAACCAAGGAACTATGTTGGGTTGATCATAGCTGTTCTTTTGCCAAAGGATATTAATCTTATCTTCTGATAAAGGAACTTTGCCTGGAACTGAAGTACAAATTTGGAAATTATCCAATAACTTTTTATCAACATGTTTTTCTAAAAATGTATGCTGAAGTTCAGTCCCCCCGTGAGGGCTCAATCCGTATCTCCTTTAAGATCCAGGTTTGGTACGATAACATTAACGTCCCGCTGAATGTCATCTTCAACTGTCGCAGAGGACTTGTCTGCAATATCAGATTGGGCTTCGTTTTCTGAGGCATAAACCTTTCCTGTCTTTTTATTTTTTACAGTAGTTTTAGTTTCGCAATTTATTACTTTCATAGCCTTAAAATACAAAAAAAATTAACATAAAGCAAACTAATTATCCATTTTCTTGAGAACGATCTATTAGCGCATAAGAAATGATACCTTGTATTTCATTTCCCGTGCCTGCTGTCATTTTTATTATATCACCTTCTTCTAAAACTAATGTGTGAGATATGACTTGTCTTGTTGTGTTTGCTGTAATAGCTGCATTATCAATTCTATATGTAGCTGTTGCGCTTGTATCTGTAACCTGTGTTACTAAACTTACCGCGCCTGTAGATCCATTGTGAACTTGTATTTGTTTAACTAAACAACGACCATTAGCTGGTGCTGTTAACACACTTGTTGTACCTGTAGTAGTTAATGAAAACCCTTGATTTTTATATTGTATTGTCATGACATAAACCAGTTAAAAGTATCTTGTTCTTTTTTTAAATCAGTTTGATATGCGAAATTCAATTGATTAACTAATGTTTCCACACCATTAACTATTTGTCTTTGATTGTCAGCAACATACTTTTCACTTAGTTCCGGTAATATAATGTTTATTTTTGCCATTATCTTCTCCCGTCGGGTTGTACATCAGCTCTAAAAGAACCAAATCTCCAAGATTCATCAACAGCTGTATTTTCCACTTTTAAAGAAGCAAATCTTGCTCTAGCCCTTGTGTCTACTTTATTAGTAGAAGAACTTATAGTAAAAGGACCTAATAAAGAAGAAGATTCTGTTTCAGCTGGGTAGTCTTTTAAATTAAGTGTAATTCTGGCATTACCATCTAACTTGGCAAAATCAGGAATAAACCTTCTTATCTTAACAAAAAACTCACCTTCTGTACCTTGCATATCTAAATCAAAATCACCAGATTCAATATAAGCATTAATAGCTGTTACAGTTCCATCACTAGCAACTTGGTTAGTTCCAACTTCATGTTGATACAATGTAGTTGCGCCATAAGTGTTTGTGACTCCTACAATAGTGGAATGAGATCCTCCGCTCGGAGTGGCTGTAGCACTATATGAAGTAGCGTGCGGGTTATCAAGTACATTTTTATCACAATAAGTTGTTCTGTCTAAAGAACTTGTTGTCCACAAGCCTTCTCTATAATTAAATGTAACGCATCTATCTATTTGATCTACTCCATTTTTACAATAGAACCAATTTATTTCAGTAAATAAAGAATTATAACCAGCAAAGACCTGTTCCCCTTGACCAAAATTAAAACCTAAATCGTCTGAAGATTGTGTGGTAAATACAAAATCTTCAACTGTACAAGGTATTTTTTTAACACTACCATCATAAGCATAAAAACCTCCTGACTTACCCATCCAATACATTATACCATCTACGTGTATTAAAGAATGTTGTGACATTGCACCACAATTAGAACCAACTTGTACTATTGAAAATGTAAAAGGTGGCCCAACAAATTTCATTGTGTAAGCTGCTGTATCTGTAACAATGAAAATATAATCTTTACCTTTTTCAGCAGCTACTATTTTAGACCCACTATCTAACTGCATAGTTCCTGCCGTATTAGTAGAAACAGGTGCGTAATCCGTTCTGTCTTCTTGGTCTGAAAAACGAACAAACATTTTATCTTGTGTGCTTGTAGAACCTATTGTAGTTTCTGTCCCTAAATGAATTAAATGTCTATCTGTATCAGACACTATTGACATAACAGATGCCGTAGGATTAGTAGTTATTGCAGTAGCTCTACTGGTAAGCCCATCAGTTGGGTTCCAATTATATGAACCTGCATTTTTTATTGTAGCTACTAGAATTGTACCAAAATTATCTAAAGACCAATTTCCTGGTTCTAGTTTTGTACTAGAAGTTAATGTAGAAGATCCCCACCCTACGGACTGGTTCCATGTTCCAGTGCCCCACCCAAAACCTATTGTTTGCGTAGCAGGACCAACTTCCACATAAGCTTGAACACTTGCTGATCCCCCAGCTGTAATACCTGAACTAGATTCAGTAGAAGCCATCGTTATTGTAAAGGTATTAGTGGCTACTGTTACTACTTCAAAAGGTTTGTCCGTGAAATTAGCTGTTGTAAAGCCTGTGCCACTACCAGGAAGAGATACACTTGAAAAAACAATATATTCTCCTACTTTTAGGTTATGGGAAGATTTATTAACTGTTACAGTTGCTGATCCATTAGTTGTTGTGAATGTGCATCCTGTTATAGCTGTTTGTAAAGGGGTAAGATCATAAGCTACTCCACCTGAATAGACATATAAACCTTTAGTAGTGCCAATGGCTAAATATGTCGTTCCATTTAGATCAGTCCAAATATGAGATGCTCTGGCTACACCAGGTAGTGTTTCTGACATAGCTTGCCTCCAACCACCTATTTTTTCGGGTTCACTATATCTAAATCTTACAAAATCACCATCTGTCCATTGGTAATCTGCGGAGGTCTTAGTTACTTGTTTATTAAAACCTGGTTTAAAAGGAACTTTGATTAGAGGCATACATTACCTCGCCGTTACAGGGTTAGTTCCATCACCTACAAATGGATGTTCAGCAAAGGCCATATAAATATAAGTTACTCCAGAATTATTCATACCATACCCAGTTTCTTGTCTTAATTTAAACCCATTACTCAAAAAGTCCGTACCTCTGGTTGTCATATCGTATTCAACTCCTGTTGTGTCAGCATAAAGTTCAAGAGTCGTTGGATTGTATGG